CCAACCTTGCCGCCCTTCTGGAAGTGGTCATGGACCCGCTGCAAGAGGAGACTGCCGCCGAACTCTTGGGGCAGATCATCCCTGAGTTGGGCAAAGTTTCCAAGGTCCGCGAGTTCCGCGACAAGGGCCTTGTCCAGTGGGAGGAACCTTATGTCTTTGAGAGCAAGCCGGTGTGGACCGCGCTTGAAGCATGGGAGGATGTCATCTTCCCCATTCAGACCTTCAGCCTTCAGCGCGCCGCGTTCGTTGCCCGCAGAGAATTGCTCACAGAAGTGGAGTTGCGCGAGCGCGGCGCAGTCGAGGGCTGGGACGAGGAATGGATCGAAGCCGCCTCGCAGCACAAGGGCCAGCTCAAACGCATCTCGCTCAACATCCACCGCACCGATCAGTTCCTCTACGAGCAACTGCGCGACATGTGCGAAATATGGCATGTCTACCGCAAGGAGAACGACCCCAAGACCAACGCCATTCGCGTCACCCGCTCCGTGGTTAGCTACCATGTCACCGACAAGGTCGCAGTGCATGAGTTGCTGCCCTACGCGCACGGGCAATATCCATTCATCGAACTCCCCCGCGAGCGCGCTACCCGCCCTCTGCTAGAGAGCCGTGGCATCCCCGAGCTGGTGCAGACGGCGCAGGAAGAAATCAAGATCCAGCGCGACTTCCGCTCCGACCGCGCATCCATCAGCATCCTCCCGCCCGTCAAGGTGCCGGCCAACCGGGGCAAGTTTGACCTAGTCCTCGGCCCCGGCATGCAGATCCCCGAACGCCGCCCCGGCGAGATCGAGTGGATGAATCCCCCTCGCCCCGACATGGGCAGCATCGAGGTAGAAGCCGCCACCCGTGCGGACGTGGACAATTACTTTGGCCGCATCAGCGATGCCGTCCCGCAGCAGCGCTACATGCTCCACACGCAGGAGCTAATCGACTCTTGGTTGATCGACATGAAGCTCTGCATCGCGCAGACCATGGCGCTGGCGCAGCAATACATGACTCCCGAGGAGGTCGCGCGCATCACCGGCAATGCCCAGTTGGCATTCAACGCAAGCCCTCAAGACATCCGGGGCCGCTTCGACATTACCGCTGAGTTTGACGCGCGCCTCCTCGACAACGAAGCGCTCGGCGCAAAGCTCGACTACCTCGCCAAAGTGCTCGTCCCGCTCGACAGCTTCGGTGTCATCGACCGTGCCGGCTTGGTCAAATACATGTTCCAAGCCGTTGACCCGAACTTGGCCGGCCTCTTGGTCCAAGACATCGGCCAAGCCACCGCCGCCGAACAGGAAGACGAACAAACCGCCTTCGCAAAAATCGCCGCAGGCACCGAGCCGCCGCTCAAAGAAGGCGGACAAAACGCGCAGGTAAGACTGCAAACCTTGCAGCAGATCATTCAGTCCAACCCCGCCGTCCAACAGCGCTACCAGCAGGACGAAATCTTCCGCAGCATGATCGACGCCCGCGCGCAGGCATTCCAATTCCAGTTGCAACAGCAGCAAAACGCCGTCATCGGCCGCACCGGCGCCCAACCAGCGCTGCAAAAGATGGCGCAAGAGCAGCAACTCGGCATGACCGCCCAACCCGCCGCCTAACACATGCATCCCAACGTCTCCGTCAGAAACATCGCCGGTCTAAACATCCCGCAGCACAACGCGGTTGAGCTGAATTACGTCTCCACGACAAACAATCTCTCCACGGTGGTCTACAAAGAAGGCAGCCAGACAGTCGCCACGCTCACCTTCACCTATGTCGGCGGCACGCCGTCCTCCGATGACGCCAAGATCGCCACAGTGACCCGCAGCTAATGGCTATCAAATTCAACCCGCTGACAGGAAACTTCGACTTCACCGGAAGCGGTGGAGGCGGCGGCGGCGCGTCCTATATTGACGGCGAGGTTGCCACCTACGCCGACCTGCCGCTAGACGGCTCGGCCGCTCTCAACAGTGCATGGCTCGTCCGCACAGCCAGCGGCGTCTGGCCGGTGAGCCGCAAGCAGGCGGGCATTTATATTCGCACAGCCACCGGCGGCAGCAGCAGGGACGCTGATTACACCTACGCTGGCACCATGCCGGATGTGTTCAGCGATGCGCAGTTCACGCTCTACGGAGACGTGGACTCCACGAAAAACGTAAAGTTCAACGTAGACGCCCAAGTCGGCGCAAACCAAACCCGCGTAATCACCGTCCCCAACAAAAACATCACGCTGGACGACGCAGGCGACTCTCGAACCCCCACGGCGCACGCCGCCAGTCACCTCGCAGGCACGCCCGCCATTGCCGCCAGCTACACGGGCATCGGCGACAATGAATCTTTTTCCGAAGAAGTAACCATCACGGCAAACACCGCAGGCACGGCAGGCAACAGCATCACGCTGACCTTTGATGGCGTGGACGATGTGGATACCGTGCTGGCCGCTTGGAACTCGGCCAATCCGTTAAACCAAGCCTCATTAGACAGCGGCGATGGCGCACAAGTTCCCGATAACGGCGATGAGCTTACGCTGTCGGGCGGGGTTGCTTCTACTATTGGAAGTGATCCGATTTACGACCAAGACCTCAGCACCACGGACGAACCGACCTTTAACAAACTCACCCTCACGCCAAACCAAAACGACAGCAGCCTAAGGCTCGGCACATTGGAGTTTCAAGGATACGCGCTCAACAACGCATGGATTGGCGACAATGTTTATTATAACGGTAGCAATTTTAAAAGACGCAACTCTGGCGCGGCTACCTTGTTCTATTTTCAAGGAGAGGAGGGCCAATTCCGCAGCGATGTGTCGGATGATGCTGGCACAAACGTTACCAGCTTACCCAATTTCAAGGTTGGTGCTGGCGGCAAATTTTCAGCGGGCGGGCCGAATGTCAGCAACCAAGGCGATTTTGAAAATGGCGCTTTGTGGTGTGACGGAGACTACGTTGGTTTGAGCGATACAGCGGACGAGACGAAGAAAGTTGAGTTCGATGTTTCGGGCGTCACAACGGAAACGACAAGGACTTTAGAAATCCCCGATGCGAGCGGGAAAATCGCCCTCACAAGCGACAACGCCGATCAATTCGGAAGCGGAGCCGCAGCAGACGGCTACGTCCTTACGTCTGACGGGGCTGGGGGATCGGCATGGGAGGCTGCAACGGGTGGTGGTGGCGGTGATACCGTTTCCATTCAATCAACCGCCGCAGACATTCTTTCCGTCTCTTCGGGCGCAATATCTGCCGACGATGCGGGCGCGGATCGGATCGTCTATTGGAACAACACCAGCAACAAGCTCACCTACGGCACGCCCTCCGATGTGGGCGCGGCGGCAAGCTCGCACACGCACTCGGATGCCACACAGTCTGTCGCTGGATTTCTTTCTACGGCAGACAAGACCAAGCTCGACGGCATTTCCAGTGGCGCAAACAATTACACCCACCCAAACCACACGGGCGATGTAACCTCGGCGGGCGATGGCGCGACCACGATTGCCAACAACGCCGTCACTAATGCCAAGCTCGCACAAGTAGCCAGCAGCACACTCAAGGGCCGCGCTACGGCGGGAACGGGGAACGCGGAAGACCTGACGGCGAGCCAAGTCCGCACGCTCATCAACGTGGCAGACGGCGCAACCGCCAACGCCAGTGACGCACAGCTACGCGACCGCGCAACACACACAGGCACCCAAGCCGCCACGACCATCACGGGGCTGGCGACCGTTGCAACCACGGGAGCTTACGGCGACCTCTCGGGACGCCCGACCCTCGGCACGGCGGCAGCAGCAGCGACTACCGATTTCGCGGCGGCTTCGCACGCCCACGCAGCCTCGGCCATCACCTCGGGAACCTTGGACGTGGCGCGCATCCCAACGGGCACGACCAGCACGACTGTCGCCCTCGGAAACCACGGCCACGAACTTACCTCCCTCGCCGCTACGGGCGCGACGAATGGTCATGTGCTGACGGCCAACGGATCGGGCGGTGTGACGTTTTCGGCGGCTTCGGGCGGCGGCATCGGCGGCTCCACAGGCGCGACTGACAATTCTTTGCTTCGTGCCGATGGCACGGGCGGCTCGACGGCGCAGTCCAGCGATTTGGTCATTGATGACTACACCGCCACAACTCAAGGCAACATAACCCTTGCCCCACGCGCCGTTTCTTTCAGCGCAACTATCGCGGCATCGGATGATTTCGTGACGGCCACGGGCCACACCTTCTCCAACGGCGACCAAGTTGTCTTTACAAGTCTGACGGGCGGCGCAGGACTGACAGCCAACATCCGCTATTTTGTCCGCGATTCCGCGACAAACGTGTTCAAAGTTGCCACCACGGTGTCGGGCGCGGCGGTGGATGTCACGACCAACTACACGGCGGCAACCGTGGAGCGGATCGTGGCGGTGGTCATCACCACACGCAATGTTGCTCCCTTTATTGTCGGGCCGAAGCCAGACGGAACCGCAGTCGGCGGCGATGCCCGTGGATTGCGGGCCATCAACATTGCCATGTCGCGTGACGCCAGCACTGAAGTGGCAAGTGGCAATGACTCCATTGCCATTGGAACACGAAGCAGCGCATCAGGAAGCAACAGTGTGGCGGTTGGACGTCTGGCGCGAGCAAACACAACCTCCGCAACCGCAGTCGGCCAAGCCACAAACGCCGGTCAATCAGCCACGGCAATCGGAACGGAAGCAGGAGCAACTGGCCTTGCATCTATTGCAGTCGGCAACGCAGTCACAGCTAACGCGCAAGACGCCGTGGCAATCGGCAGCTACGATGCCAACGACACTGGCGCTATCGCAACGGCTATTCGCTGTGTCGGGCTAAACGCGATTGCCAATATGCGCGGGATGTTGGCGACTCGGCCATTCAATGCCGTGTATTGGGGTGGGCAAACAACTTCTGACGCCGCCAACGTCGAACTCAATCTGGACGCCACGGCCACGAACCGCATGGTCATCGCGGCAAACACCGCCGTCATTGCGGACATTTTTCTGATTGCCCGCCGCACGGACAACACAAAATTCCTTTCAGCGCGCCGTTGGGTCGCTATCCGCCGCGATGGATCAAACAACACGGCACTGATCGGCGCGGTGCAGACTATCGGAACCGATCAAAGCGAAGGCTCCCCGACTTGGACTTTTACTATCGATGCCGACGATACGGCTTCAGTGGAATCCCTGCGTGTGCGCGTCACTGGCGCGGCATCTGAAACCGTGAACTGGCGCGTGTGCGCGATTTACCGAGTGGTTGCTTAATATGAACAGCGAAGAAATCTACACAGTCCTCCTCGACCAGCCGCGCCAGATCGACGGCAAAACATGGCACGGCTTTTCCTACCAGCTTTCGCGCAGCGAGGAAGGTGCGGTCACGGTCAACGAAATTGGCTGGCCGACCAAGCTGACGATCTATGAAGCGAACGGCCCCGAACTGGAAGACTTGGACGAGGCCACGGTCAAGGGCATGATCGAAGCGGCGTTGCCTGTGGACGAGAGCTATGTGATTCCCCCGCCGCCTGTGCCGTATGTGCCTACTTACACGGCGACCGAATGGGTCGATCAGCAAAAGTTTGACGGCAACCGCCCGACAACCCTGCTTTATCTCAAACTGCAACTCGACGCCGCGCAAAAGACCTCGCCCAAGCTCGCCGCTGTTCAGGGATGGCTCGATGGCATGATTGTCGCGGGAGTTACTGCGCCAGAAGACAAGCGTTCAGACTGGAACGGTTCGCCATACACATTTGAGGACGCGAGCAGCGAAGCGCTGCAAGTGTTGAACAGCTAATGAGGACAGTAACTCTCCAATCTATATTGCTGCGTGCATGGCAACGTGTCGGCAACGACGCGAGCACCATCGACGCCATCCCATCCGGCGCAAGAACCATGATGGTCGCCGCCGCCAACGAGCGCATAGCGGACTGTTGGGAGTGGGCGGACTGGCCGCAGCTTATGCGCGTCGAAAGCCGCACGGTGCAGGGTGATGCGACCAACGGCTATTACATCGACTATGAGCAAGTCGGCCAGACGGCCATGGGAGAGGTCTTTGGCGTCCTAAGAGACAACCCTGCAACCCACGCCGCGCCCCGCGCCATTGGCTTTACGCTCCTCGGAGATGCCATTCGTTTCCCCGAAGACACCGACCTGCCAACCACCGTCTGGGTCAACTTCCGCATCCGCCCGACCGAATACAGCGCCAGCAACCTCACCGCGACCGTTCCCGCCGTCTTGGCCAAAGCCGTTGGTCTTATGCTGAGTGCCGATTTGCTCCAAGAGGACGGACAGACAGACAAAGCGCTGGCTATGGAACAGCTCGCAGAAGCCGAGTTAATCGCCCAGCGCGACAAATATTATTTTCAACAGGGCCAACCCAGCATGTGGACGGCTCGCGTCAACCAATACTAAATTATGCACCCGAATACCCGCATCACCAACCGCACGTCCGGCAGCCAATTCATCGGCGACACAAGCACCGTCACCGCTGACATCGTCTCCATCGACGTGATGACCGACACCAAGTTCCACACGCTGACCGGCAACCTCACCGGCGCCGCGAACGCCACTGAGGCCAGCGCCGCGCTCATCAAGGCAGGCACGACCCTCGACGGCTTCTTCAGTGCCATCAAGCTGCACAGCGGCACGGTGA